TAAATTTACATAAGTAAAGCGAGAACTATTTGTTATTCCTGTTACCCCCCTTTCTGTTATTTGTCTTTGAACTTGTATTGGATTAGCTTGGTAAGCTGATAATGCTGTATTACTATTCCAAACTGCTAGTTTTGCTGTTGAAGATGTAAATACGGCATCTGATGCGGTGTCTGATGCTGCTACTGCATTCATAGCCGTACTTGATGCTGCTACTGCATTCATAGCCGTACTTGATACTGCTACTGCATTCATAGCTGTACTTGATGCTGCTACTGCATTCATAGCTGTACTTGATGCTGCTACTGCATTCATAGCCGTACTTGATGCTGCTACTGCATCCATATCAGCAAACAATGTAGGGTCTAGTTGTGCATTACCAGCTACATATTTACCAATAGCCATATTTGAAGGACTTATTGTATCAAATGCTAGTCCAGACGAACCTATAATAGTTCTAGCTGTACTTGATGCTGCTACTGCATTCATAGCTGTACTTGATGCTGCTACTGCATCCATTGCCGTACTTGATGCTGCTACTGCATTCATAGCCGTACTTGATGCTGCTACTGCATTCATAGCCGTACTTGATGCTGCTACTGCATTCATAGCTGTACTTGATGCTATTACTGCATTCATAGCTGTACTTGATGCAGCTACTGCATTCATAGCCGTACTTGATGCTGCTACTGCATTCATAGCTGTACTTGATGCAGCTACTGCATTCATAGCCGTACTTGATGCTATTACTGCATTCATAGCCGTACTTGATGCTGCTACTGCATCCATAGCCGTACTTGATGCTGCTACTGCATTCATAGCCGTACTTGATGCTATTACTGCATTCATAGCCGTACTTGATGCTGCTACTGCTGTCATAGCTGTACTTGATGCTGCTACTGCTGTCATAGCTGTACTTGATGCAGAAATAGCTGCTGCCCCGTTTGGAGCTGAAATTAACTGCGTAAACTTAGCCTCTTTTCCAGCACCTGAAATCCACGTTGCAAAAGATGCAGGGGTAACTTCATTTGCTAATAACACTTGTAACGCTTCTGCATCTCCGTTTAAAAGTACAAAATGGTCTAGTAGTGTTTGAGCTACTATTTCACTTCCACCACTAGGGTATAAATCGCTTATATTACTCATATTGTTATTTTTATTGTCCTATTATTATCCATCCTAGTGTACTGTTTACGTATACCAGCCTAAAGCCTATGTAAGGCCTGTCCATAGTTAAATTTTCTTCAACACCCATAATCCTATTGCCGTTGCCGGCAACCACCGGAGAGGGTATGGCGCTCATATTGCTTACCTCTACCCATTCGCCTGCAGTTGGGCTGCTTGGCAAGGTCAATGTTACATTGCTCGTAAAAACGTATACCTGGCCAATGGTAGCATTGGTATTGGAGCTAACCACAGTAACAGCATATCCTGCGCTTGCATCATCTCCCTTATCGCCTTTTAGACCTTGGGCACCGTCCGCGCCAGGTACTCCCTGTGTGCCTTGGTCACCCTTATCGCCTTTTGCGCCTTGGGCACCGTCCGCGCCTGGTACCCCCTGTGTGCCTTGGTCTCCCTTATCGCCCTTATCTCCCTTTGCCCCCTGCAACGCCAATGGGGAAAGGTCCACGCTCCTTTGGGTATCGTTCTTAAGTTTCAGGTTTAGATTGGGGCCGTCCAAATACAAGGTATCCAATTTACCAATGGTACCGGTGCCTGTAATACGCAACACGCTAGGGGTCTGGGCATGCAACAAGACAGTACAAAATAATAATGCTAAAAGGGTTCCTAATTTTCTCATATCAATATTGCCTAATTTCTATAGTTCCGTCCAGTAAATCCTGTAAGCTATTCTGTATCTTCATATTAAGCACTGTACCAGTTAAGTACAAACTATCTACCTGTTGTCTATCCGTATTGCCCGAAATCCTGAGCACATTCTGCGATTGCACATTAGCAACCCACAAAACCATTAGTATATATATAATTTTTTTCATGCTAATAAAGTCTTATTTCCAAACTACCCAACAATACACTATCCGTAAGCACATTGTTAAAGAACACAGCAAATTGATAGTAAGTACCTGAACGTGCAATCTTAACCTCTGTCTCACCCATACTGCCGTTCCGCTGCTGGAAGCTAATAGTGGCCATCGATAAATTATAGCTACCTAAGGATGTAGCCCTGTAAATACCAGTACTCATACGAGACCAAGAAAAACCATTCGTTGTGTTTTCTAAAATTATTGCAGTTGGAGCACTTGCGGAATTTTGCGCTATATTGGCTACGTAACTTTTATAAGGCCTGTTTAAACCAGACCCTGCAGGTCCAGTAGTACCGGTGTCCCCTTTATCACCTTTATCACCTTTTGGCCCTTGTGGCCCTATAGGCCCCTGTGTACCTGCGTCGCCTGAATTAAAGTTCAAACTTTCTATCTTATCGTAAATATCGTTCTTTGTAGGAACTGCACGATTTCCGTTCCAGCCGCTATCATAAGGGTCAAAAGGGATGTCCATTAAAATAGGGGCTTGTGCCAATACCGCAGTGCCCGTTAATTCAAAAGGGTTTTGGCGAACATCGTTAAAGTTTACACTACCAGAACCTGCTGGACCTGTAAGGCCTCTATCTCCCTTGTCTCCCTTCGCCCCGGTTGCGCCAGTGCTGCCCCTGTCTCCCTTTGGACCAGTTGCGCCCTGTCTTCCCGCTACGCCTTGGGCACCTGTTGCGCCGTTACTTCCATTGGTACCACTAAAACCCCTAAGCCCACGATCGCCTGTAGCACCCGTAGCGCCCACATCGCCTTTATCACCTTTGTCTCCCTTATCGCCTTTTGCGCCGTTCTGCCCCGGCAAACCTTGGTCTCCCTTAATCCCTTGGCCACCGTTTATACCAGGTACTCCTTGGTCTCCTTTATCGCCCTTTGCGCCTTGCGGGCCAGTATCGCCTTTAACTATGGCAGGTAAATTCAGCAAATCATTATAATCCGCTTTTAAGCCGTTCTTACCTATTAGTTTTAATACCGATTCGGAGCTACCAAAGGATTCCTCAAAGCCTGCTGTGCCCTGCCATAAGGTATCGTCCTGTGGATTCAGCCAATCACCACTAAATGATGGCGTGTTTATAAATTTCCCGTCCCATGCCCCACTTTCTAAAGCTGTACTAGGCTTCAAGTTCGCATCGCCATCATATCTAGGTGAAGTCCTTAGCTGATGGCCGTCATTGCCTCGCCCCCATTGATATAAATCGCCGTATGCATCTGTATCCGTACTGCTGTTCGCTACTTGTGTGGCTCCTAAATTCCTATCCAACCATATTTTTTGAGTAGTTGCATTGTAAACAAAGCCGTAACTTATAGCATCTAAAACAAATGTCTCGTTTTCATAGTCGGCTTGGAATTCTGCAAGAGTAAATGTACCATCCACTATTGGACGAACAGAAAAGCCGTATGCCCTACTAGCGGTCGTTCCTATTGTGATAGAACCTGCGGTGCGTATACTAAGGAGTCTGGGATTAGTCGGCCAAATCGTACTAGACCAATAGAAACCATCTATTCCCGTAAGCGCAATCGAACCAGTTTCTACCACCCGTATGCCCGCCATTGGCAATTTAAGTACCGAATTGATACCCCTCTCCGCAATAGTACCCGACCAACTTAACCGCTCATTGTCCCATTCCGTTTCCGTTGGTATTTTTAGGTTATAGGAGTTAGCCCCACTAGATGTACCTACTATCTCCCATTTTGAGTCTCCATTGATAACAGGTTTTGCGGGATCCGTATTATCTACTATATCACCTGTAACACCTTCTACTACCGCAGTTGGAATAACGGGTTTGTTTAAAATAAAGGCATCACCGCTTGTTGCGCTCCAATCTGCCTGTACATTTACTTCACCACCAATACCGTCTGCACCTGCAGGGCCTACCGGGCCTAGTGGTCCCGGTTCCCCTTGTGGTCCCGGTTCCCCTTGTGGTCCTACTGGCCCTGCCACCAAGAGCGCCTCCAAATCTATACTGCTATCCGTTGCAAATTCTAACCGTATGCCATTGGAAGGTGCAGGAAGCGCATCCAATTGCGCCGTAGTTCCCGCCGCTGCACTAATAGGGCTTACTGGTGCCTGTGTGGCTACCGTAACAAAACTATTTCCCCCATCTACCCATTCGGTATCATAATCGGTTGCACTCTTTTTCGCTAATAATTGGCCAGATGTACCACCTGCAGCGGAACCTTGTGCATCACTACCGGCCGCACCGGTTTCACCGGTATCGCCTTTATCTCCTTTAGTACCTGGCAAACCTTGTATGCCTTGGTCTCCCTGATCGCCTTTAGCCCCAGTTGCACCGGCCGCCCCGGCTATTCCATCAATACCTTGGTCGCCTTTTTCGCCTACATCACCTTTTTCGCCTGGCGCACCGTCTATGCCCGGTAATCCCTGTACACCTTGATCGCCCTTGTCTCCTTTTTCTCCTTTTTCACCATCAACACCAATAACACCGTCTATACCGTCTATACCAGGTATGCCTTGCATCCCCCTATCTCCTTTTGCACCGTCCTGTCCGTTTTCACCGGCAGGGCCAGCGACCCCATCTATTCCTTGTATGCCCTCTATGCCTTGCTCTCCCTGATCGCCCTTTTCACCTTTAAGACTGGCAATCCATTGGCTTTCGGTTCCCACAAATCCGTTATCTGTGGCCAGTTCATAAGCGCTTTTACCGTCAAGGGCACTAGGCCTGTTTATGAGATCGTTAAAATCTATCTCAATATCCCCTATATTTATTTTCACCAGTTCGCCATTGGACAAAGTGGTAACTATATAACCGCGGTCAACGGTAGTGACACCCATTTGGGTGGCCTTTAATTTTTGCGCCTCTATACCTACGGTCTTAAACTCGTCCCAACGCTGTTGCGCCAGTGCACTGTTCAGAAATAAAAGCGAAAAAAACCCGAATAAATAATTTCTTAACTTCATACTATACTGCTATGCTTTTTTAAATTCCCGTTCGTTTATGTAGGAGGAATTTCCATTACCATCTTCCCCGTTGTACTGCGCGATCAACAAATTCCCCTCTGTATTAACGGTGATGACCCAATCCCCAAGACTAGGCTCTTTTTCTGCCTGGTTCTGCGGTAATTGCAGAAACAAAAGATTTCCCTTCTTAATGAAAAGACTTCTATTGTTAAGCTCGTTGAGCGCGTCCACTATCAAATTGATGTCCTTTGCAAATACTATCAATTCATCCGGTACATTGGCCAAAGCCGACAGGCGCTCTGCCGTATCCTGTTTTCTTTCTATATCTAAAGGGAATACGCTCATCTTATATATTTTCTAAAAAAGATATGGGCAATCTGTACGGAAAACCGTACATGGCCGTGTTACCAAAAAAACCAATGGGAAAAATACTCTGGGTTACCACCTGCACCTGCGTTACCTTGGCATTGCTGCTCACACTTACACTGGGAGCTATGTTCTGGTAATAATCGTTGCGGCCCACCAGTAGCTTTACACCGCCGTTAAGCTTAAGGCTTACAAACTTTAATTTTTGTAGGTCGCTTATGCGCTGGCTGCGGTTACCGTCCATAGACGGAAATTTCATGGTAAGGGTCTGGGTGTAACTAACACCGCTGGCACCTTCATTGCTCTGCTCCTGAAAGCCGACACTCCCCACACTACTGTAAACGGGATTAAAACTACCGTTGGTAAGATCGGTATTGTAGAACGGCTGGGCGTTAAAATTGCCAGATGCCATGGCATGGGCAGAAAAATCCAGCTCCAGCCCACATATATGCAAATTTTCCTGTACGCGATCGGTTAACAACATGGTAAAAATGTTACGCTAAGTTACACAAATTAGACATATTTGGTCGTTTTTAACTGTAACATGCCACTAACAATAGACTTATTTGTCTATTGTTTAATAATACCCGTGCTGTAGCACCTAAAAAATAGCAAACGTTAAACAAAATGATTTTTAAGCTGTGTGGTCTGTACTAGAATTTCTGCCCAAAACAGTCACCCCGATCTAGGTGGCAAATTTTTGTAACTTTGTAACTTTGTAACCCAAAAAGATAAACCCCTCTAAGTAAGAAACTTAGAGGGGTTTTCTGGTTTAAGCAAAACTGTAACCAGAGGATAAATGATTTTGTAACTTTTGTAACCTTACTAAAAGGTTACAATTTTTTTGTAACCAAGTTACAATTCAACAGTAAGAACTGTAACCTATTTTAGTACTGTTTTCGGGGTCTAACACTTGTGGTTACAAAGTTACAGTTTTTTTTGGCTAGAGAGTTGAGGGGAAGGGGGAGGAAGGGGCAGCAAGGGCCCGTGCGCCGTTTTAACTGTTTTGTTTAATGTTTGTAACTCTATAAGGCAGTTGGTGCGGTCTTGTGCCGGAGAATGGCCGCGGTGTGCCGCCAGGGCATAAAAAAACCACCGCTATGGGTGGTTCTTTACTAGGGTAGGGATATCTGGATTAACTGGCCATAACAGCCGCTATGCCAAATAGCCCGGACGGGGCAACTTGGCATAGCTTGGTGTTACCTGCAATAAAATTTTAAAAAGCCGAACTTACTCGGCCTTAATAATTTAGTATTTTAAAGCATTTAGCAATTAATTCAGCTTGATATATTGCATCATCAATCGCAACGTGATTTTTTCCTTTTCTTTTTACTTCTGGATTACCGGCCAATTCTTTTAATGTTCTTAAATCCTTAAATAAACGATAGTGTATAAATGGTTCTATACCTACAGCTTTTAAATTATTTTTTAAAACTGGTGGGTCAAAAGATGCGTGAGACCAAAAATTAAATTCGTCATTTCCTACCCATTTCTTAAAGCCCTCTAAAGCGTGTTTTAAACTGCATTTAATAGAGTATTCGCCAAAAACTTTTTCTATAGCTTCACTATCTTGTTTTAACCACCAACTAATTGTACTATAATCTGGAGTTAAATTATAGTTATCTAAATCTTCAATAATTATTGTTCTTGAAAAAATAGAGGTTATGTTTCCATTATTTTCAAATTTACAAGCACCTATTTGTACTATTGGCGCGTTGTGAGTATTTCCTAATGTTTCTAAATCAAATGATATATTCATATTCTCTTTGTGGTTAGGATTATTCTTTTTCCATCTCATTTTTAATTCTCCTTTGGTTCATTGGCCTTTTTGCCATTTTTTCGCCTTAAAAATTTTGTGTCCATCGCTATATTTTATAATACTTGTTTCTATGATTTCCACTTTTCTTTTGGTAGCCTCGGCCAGTTTCTCAAATTTAAATTCAGTAGTAATTACAATTACCTTTGGAGAAATGATGGCGGTAGGCACTATCATCGGTTTTTCAATAATTAAACTTCCATAACATTTATCTATGACCATTTCAACATGGTTGTCCAAAACATCATCTATAATTATGAGGTCCGTATCCGTTTTAACCTCTAAAAAAAACCAAGGATATTCAATCCTCTTTGCCCCTGTTCCTAAAATAAAGACAGGTTTTTTAAACGCCAAGGCTATATTTTTGGATAAAAAGGACTTACCAGAAGCCCTTTTTCCCGTTATTACCGTTATTTTGTTGTTCATATTTTCTTATCTTAAAATCAATCCAAATCGGTTGTTTCGCTTTCCGGGTCCTGCACGCTGTCCCTTCTCAGGTTCATATACCGGTAAAAACGCTCCATGAACAATTTAAGGGCCGTATGCGGCGTGTAGTACTTTATCTTCCTAAGTTCGTCCGGTGCGTTCTTGTAGAAGCGCATATACCCCAAATGCTGCGCATTAGTGTCATAAGGTTTGATCCTGGACATATAATCCGCAGCGTTCAAAAAATACTTGGTATAAATCAATTGCTGCAGCTGGTCTTCCAACTGCTGGTAGACTGGCAAATACATCTTTAAAGGTTTTACCATATTTCCAATATACGCCTCGCTGGCAGCGTGCAGAAGTGCCGCCATTAACAAATGGGGGTCTTTAATCCCATCCTCCTCCATAAGGTCGCACATCATAAGGCAATGCTCCGCAATGCTAAAAAAATGGGGCGTTTGACCGCTAAAAAGACTATTATAGGCAAGACCCCTGCCAATATCCCTAATATCTATATGCTTGGCATCTGGCAGGCATAGGTTCAACTCCTTGCCGCTGTAGGTGTTAATAATAATCTCGGCCGCATTTGTCGTTTCTAATGTAATTTGCATAATGTTGCATTTTTTTGGTTTAGATACTTTTTAAATATTTCTTCTCTATAAAGTCCAATGCCTGCCGCCAAAACAGGCTATTGGGTTTGTGCTCGTGCGCCCGTTTTACCATCTTGTAGAAGATATCAGGGTGCTTGGTGTGTGCCATTTCGTTTTTTAACGGGCTGCCATCAAAAGGGCTTTCCTTTATTTTCATTCCAGCTCCAGTTCTATTTCGCTAAAGTCTATGCCATGGACGCTTAGCAAGGTAATACCGTAGGTTCCGTCCATCTCAGGAAAACCTTCTGCTTCCTCAAAATCACCTAGTACGCCTCTTAAATTGTGATTGTTTTTAGTAGCAAAGCTAATTGCAGTCCTTGCGTATAAGCGGGCCAGCTCGTCATGTATGGGCAGGTCTTCGTCCCAGTCCCAATTAAAGAACTCTAACAGCTGCTTGCAATCTTCACTGTTTATTTTCTCCGTGTCTATAGCGATTTCCGCAGAAGCTTCGTGCCAATTGTAGTTGTACTTGTAGGTTTTAATGCTCATTTTATTTGTTTTTATAGATTGATTTTAAAATATTTCCAATAATCATTAATATGATGTACACACATAGTGCAAGCCACAATGCTCCGTAACTCTGCTCTTCAAGATTTTCAAAAAACTCTTTCATTACGTATACTTTAAATGTGTCCAATGAATTATTTTGCCAGTGAAGTTTTCGTTAAACCACTGAAAGAATGCCTTAACGCTTGGGAAACCATCGTTACGCGCCAAGATTTCAATTTCAGCACTTTCCTGTATAACTCCGTCTATAATCACCCAAGGCATGCGCCATGACTCCCCACTGTGAATAATTTTTATTTCCTGAATGCTTCTCACCCTTAGCATCGGGGCAAATTTGAACATATCGGCTTGGCGCACATTCTTATAAAAATGTATTTTTTTGCCAACAGCCCAACGCATGTTGCTGTCCCGCCTAATGGTATGCACCTTTGGTACCGTCATTGCATCATCATTAACAGGACTTAGTACACCAAGTCTTTCCAAGGAGTCCAAACAATAGGATCTGTATTTTTTAAGGTATTCCTCCTCTTCCATAGCAGGAATAAGGCCTGTCCATATTTTCTCTTCAAAATAAGTAGCTGTGCCAGACAGCGTACCCATTTCTTTACCCCAAAATGTTTTAAAGGCTAGTATCATAGTTTTGTAATTTTATATACATCTACCTCGGATAATTTAAAAGCCTTGGCTTTAGGCTTGTAGGTGTATCTGGTTTGGCAGATACCACAATGCAGATCTTTTATTTCCTCATCTATTATTGGGTCTTCACCGTACCAGGTTATTTTAGATTCTGCATTTAAAGAGCGGCCGCACTTAAAGAAATCCATATCCACTTCAATCCTTACGGTGATAAGGGCTTGCCCTAAAGCAACCCCGAATTTCTGAGCTCTCTCCAAGTTTTTGTTCCGCTGCAGAACCACATCCCTATGGCGCGGTATGCTTAAATCTATTGGCTCGCCGTCTACGAGCTGAAAAGGTGTTCTATACATAATTTAATTTTAGATGTTACTTATTTAGGTACGGCGTAGCCGCAGTGTTTTCTTTTACCGTCAAATACCTGATACGGGTAACTCCTTGTTTGGTTTGCATATTTTTCGGCATCCATAAGGTTTTGAAAAAAGATAGTAGCTCCGCTTTCCAATCTTTTATCTATTGCAATACGGCAGCCCGTATAATATTCGTTAATGCTCTTTTTGGCCATAGGGCTTTATGTTTGCGGATTTTTCATCCAGTTCATATCCGTTTTTGCGTGCCACTTCTTGCACATCGCACCACATTTTATAATAGAACTCCAATTTTCCATGAATTTCCTTTGCGGTATTTTCCAGTGATTCCGGTGTTACTATCATTATGCGATTGGTCTGTATTGCTGTTTTACCTGTTGTATATTTGTGCCCAGTGGCACGTAAACAACAGTTCTGTAATCTATACGTACAGGTATTTTCTTTACTATAGGAGCCACGTTTACGGGTTTAGCTACTTCTACATCTGTAGAATTCCAGAACTCTTTTAAAGCCTTTCTGCAGTTGCTGTCGTATAGCTTTTTTTCTTCTGAACTAAGTCCCCTTCCATGGATGGCCACAAGGTTTTCGTCCGCCACGTTCATAGGGTCCATATCCCTGTGGTACACCTTTGTATTGGTAGCGAGCTGCCCATGTAGCTCTTCATAGCGGTGACGCGCATAGCGCACCAATAAACCGTTTACCTTAATGGCAACATACGGGTTGCCATTGGCTCTAAATTGAACTTTACGGCCGCCTTCGGGTACCCGCTTGCCGTCCCATCTTTTTAGGTTGGCCCTGTGGTAGGTGCCGCAAAGCTTGTGACCCTCAACAATAAGCCGAAGCTCTTCCTGTGTCCTTGAAATACCCATCAATATCATTTTCTTATCAATGTTCTTTTTTGTAAAAACACGGGCTTTTTTGCTCAATGCCTTGGCTATGGCAATATTGCCCACGGTCCTATACTTCTCCAACAGGTAGGAGGTTTCGGCAGCCGTCCAACGCAGCACCTTGCATCGTTTTATATTCGCCTTGTAAAGCAGCGTCCTAAAGGTTGTTATCTTAAGAACATCTACCTGTTTTCTTTGGGTATTTATATGCAATAAAAGTTCTGCAGTCGTAAACTTGTGCCTATTGTTCTGTAAGAACTCCTTTTCATTTTTTGTTAATCTTGCTTTTTTCATGATGCGTTCATTTTTGGCATTACCTTGGTGTTGTATAGATATTCATAGAGTTCTAAAGCCTTATCGCTCCATGCAGTTGTATTGGTTCGGTATCGTTGGTCCCCTAGCTTTTTTCTGATTACCTCGCGGGGCAGAAATTCGGAAGACTTGTTAAACTCTATTTCTAGATAATAGCTGCCATATTTAAGCACTGGGTAAATTCTTATACCAGCTTTTAAACATTTAGACATGTATTTTAGTCCGCGTAAATTCATAATCACTTACTATTGAATGTTTTCTCCCGTGCCCTGCTCAGCTCTAGTATGATGCCCCAATACGGGTGCCTCCAATTATTAAAGAGATAATAAAAAATCCTGCAGACGTACATAAGCTCCCTTGTGTTCTCACAGCGCCTAAGAATAGCGGCTATCTCTAATTTGGTATAATTTCTCATATTAATAGGGTACATCTACGTTAAGGTCATCATCTTAAAATCCTAGAAAATCCTCATTTTTTTCCGCTGCATCTGCAGGGGCATCGGCAGCCGTCCTTGGCTTGGTACGCACATAAAAATGTTCCTGTGTTTCGCCGCCCACCTTCTTCATAATACGACCGTCCGGGGCAAGGTCTTTAGGGTTAAAAATCCAATCGTTATATTGCGCATAGGCTTTTAGGGATTTTTTAAAACGATTGCTCGTCATCTTCTTCATGTTGGTCTGCTTCATAAATTCCTCAAAGGCCTCGCTCTTAGGCACATCCGCATCCAAATTTTTAGACACTCCGTTTTCCCTGGTAATGGTAAAGAAAGTATCTGCCCAAGAATGGAACTGGTCGCCCATTTCCTTTAGAAGATTTCTCTTGGTAACGTTCTCCATAGGAGGGTCTATCTTCTGCGCCTGTCCTAAATAAAACTGGAGGCATTGTGCCAGGAAATTAAAACAGTCGTTCCACTGGGCATCCGTAAAGTCCAAGAAGAGAGATTTACCGCCAAAATCATCAGAGACTATCCTGTTCTGGTTGTATTCCCCGTCCTTGTTGTAGTGATAATAATCACTAAATACCGTAAAAAGCAAACGCCTCTCTAAAGATGGGTCCAGGGCATTGGGGGAAAAGTTACTGGCAAAGGCAATTTTTGGACTGTGGCTAAAGGGTATAATGTAACGTAGCCCGTTCTTGTTGTTCACGTCCAAATCTCCCGTAATTGCATTGTAAAAGAAACCATAGTCCGTATAGGCATGGCAATCGTCTACCAAAATATAATCCGTATCCTCACTTATGCCGTGGTAGATAAAATCGTCCGTAGTTTTCTTTTTATCCCTACCATTAATGTAATGGTTGTTCTTAAGGATGTACTGTATGCTTTTAAGGAATATACTTTTACCACTGCCCCCGTGGCTCTCGCTAATGTCCGCTATTTTGTGGTCCATAGCATAAGGAGCCCAAGGCCGCGCAGGGTTCTTGTATTTATGTAGCATATAACCAAGGGTAAAAACCTTGTTTATAAGGTGCATCTTCTGCTCCAGAATCTCGTGCGCATCCAGATTTGGAGCGGCTATATTAAATTGATGCTCCAAAAAGTAATCCTCACGCTTTTTAACCTCGTTCTTTTCAAAGCCCTCTTCCAAGTCCTTTCTCCAATGTACACGACTGGTGTTGATCAGATAATTTAAGAACTGATTGTCTTTCTTAATAATATCAATATCCCAATCTCCATGGGCATCTTTACTTATCGCAAATTGCTGCTCCTGTATGCGTACTTTTTTGTCTACTATCTTATCCTCCCAGGTAACACGGTCTACCGCTTCGTATTTAATGCGTTCTATACCATGGGCGGTAACCTTCCACACTTCATTCTTAAAAAACAAATGCTGGCTTTCTTTATCGGCATCTGTAAAATCTATCTCTACATAGGGCAAGTTGGTGAGCGAAGTTTCGTTAAGGCGCGGGGTATTGTAGACCATATCGCGCAGCTCCTCGTTCATTTGGCGTTCTACCAAAAACTGATTCACAAAACCTTTTACGTCCGAACCCCTTACAATCTTTACCACACCGTTACTCTTCCATACCCATACAAAGCCGTCCTTACTATTTTGAAGCTCGTACCTACCAAAACCCTGGTGCTGTAAAAAATGATATGCACGGCTGTTCTTAAAGCTGTATTTTATGCCCTTGTCCGTTCTATACTCGTTCCAAAACTTCATAGGCAGGGCATTGTCTATAAGTTTGTTCAGCTGATTTTTAAATTTTATCTCATTACCTGGCTTGTAGAATACTTCCACATAATCTTTAAAATCCTTCCTTGGATTGCCACGTTTATCACGCCATTTGGATAAACCCTTTGGAAGCCATAACAAACGAATATCCAAATACTTTAATCCCAACTTAACCGCTTGGTTAATTCCTGTATTATCCAAGTCGGCAACATAATACAGCTCCTTTACCATTACCATAATGTCCTTATATTCCGCATACTCCATCTGTTCGCTTTCGCTATTGAACCATAACGGAAAATGGCCAAAACTCCTTAGGTTGATACCATCGCTGCCACCGCTCACAATAAATGCGGCATCCAAACGTGGGTCTGGTTCCTTGCCGCCTTCTTGGTACTCTTCCTCTGCCCGGGCCTTGTTTTTCTTAAATTCCGCACGTAATAAATCAAGGCCATGGATGTATTTTTTTGGCTTGTTGCCGGCATACCTGAACCTATACCCTTTGTCCAGGCTATTGGGCTGGTATATTTTTTGCCAATCCTTATGATGAAAACTGTAGATGTGGTAATCATCTGTAGCCTCGGAGGTAACCACCTCGTTTTCCTTGCGATAAGCAAAGCTCTTAAGCACCTGCAGGTTAAAATCCAAACAGTCGCGCTCCTTAACGTTAGGACCAATGACGGCCAAATCTTCCTTGGTGAAATCCTTGAACTCAAACTCATACGTACCAGGCTCTTCATCTTTTTCCAAAGGTCTTTTGGTAATGACAGGCATACTCAATTTGGTATCCAATTTTGCGCCCTTTATACTAAAGCGTGCGCCCATTTCGCTGCAGGCCTCGGCAAACGTAAGCGTATCCTCGAACATACACACCTCTATGGCGTTACGCTCTTTTTGGTCGCCCCCAAAATCCGTCACATAGTACCAACCGTTCTCTTTTTGGCGAATAGAGGCAGAGGCGGTCTTTTCATCCCCGCGCATCTTAAACTTCTTACTCGCCGTTTGCAACGCATGAGTAGCCCCGGGATAATAACTTTCTATTATTACCAGGCCACCCTCGGTGGCGTTCATTATATCGTCCTTGTCTATGTAGCTCATTCTATGGTAGGCGTATCGTTCTTATTTTTTGTTGCTTGTAAACCGATCTAAAAGCCAAGACCGTCCAAATCCTCTTCTGCAGCGGGTTTCATTTCCTTATCTGGCCATATACGCCCATTACCTATAAATACCCGATCTATTTTTTCACCAGCCTTAATACGCTCCAGCTCTTCGGTGGTACGGGATATGCTCAGGCTAAAATCATTGTCAAACCTATCTGGCTCGTCATAATCATAGGTACCTACTGCTAGGTATAGTTTTCCATTCTCATGCTTTAAAATCCTATTCTTAGGTATATCGCTTAGACATATACTCATAGTCCTGTTTCTTCCTTTTTTCATGTTATAGTATAAATTGTGGTTCAGATACATCTACTTGGGCAATCAATTCCGATTTTCTTCGGTAAAGCCCTTCCAATTTCAATTCGTTATGCCTATAATCAGCGGGCAGCTCGTAACCTAAACGCTCCCTTATTTTATACTGGCGGTTTCGTGCCTCCAGCGCATTGATTTCACTAATAAGCTGTCTTAATTCTATCATAATTCATGGGTTTTTAAAAAGCCCTGTCACTGAACAAACAGGGCTTACATCAAAATAAAAAAAACAAATACCAAGTCCGTGGACTATCGTATGAACGTACACCTAGGAGCTGCCTAGATAAGATTATGTCTATGAGACAATGTGGTCACCTCTTGCTTGGTGCGCACACCCAGCCTTTGGTATAATTTTTTTTTGGCCAAATGAAAGCTACCCAGAGGCAAATTCATTTCACTGGCAATAAGTTCGTTTGTGTGATCGGTGGCCAAGAGCTTGGCCAACTGTATGTCCTGTGCGCTCATAGGACTGCCATTTATGGAGACGGCCTTGCACAATACGCCTTCGGAAGCACAATTGCCGTGAAGCGGACAATCCCAATATTCACCATCCTGAATACCTTCATGGGAAATATCGGCAGTGTAGTCCAAGCCGCCAAAGCGACATTTTACAAACTGCTCCAGACGTTTATATTCGCCCACCGGGTGCATGTCCAATAAGTGCGCACGAGCACGTTTGTCCTTATTAATCTCATCCTTTAAGATTTGGATGGTTGCAAATGGAAGCTCGGTAAAATCCTTAACGCTGCCCGATGAAAGCACTTTAACCCTGTCGTTATCCACAAAAAATTCGATTCCGTCATCAAACATTCCGGGTAACATTTTGTTCTTGTTTGTCATAATTTAAGATGTTACTTGTTACTTATTAATTCTCCTATGGCCAATACTGCCTTTTGGTTTTGGTTTGCCATCTCCGTCAAGATTTCTAGCACTTCCCAATTCACCGTATATCCGTTTTTGATCTGTCTTATCATAGAACTGCTTACGTCTATTCCCTTTGTTTCTAGCAATCTTTTTTTTGCTTCGGCTACATAGCGCTTAGGCAATCTAGTTTGCAGTAGGTCAATGACTTCTTTGTGTATAACCACAATATCGTCGGCTCTATTTTTGTTTATCTTTGTTAGCAAATCATAGTATTTGTTAGCAAATATATACATATATGTCTAACTATCAAAAATAAATAGACTTATTTGTTCACTTTAAAAGTATTTTATTATGGAATTCAAGGATAAAATGAGAAAGCTAGTTGCCGAGAACAACATGACGCAACGGTCGTTTGCTAAGGAAATAGACATGGAATATGGCTATGTAAATAAATTTTTTACAGGTAGGACGCCTAATATGGATTTTTTAATGAAAGTCTTGGAAGTGTTTCCAGAAGTTGATTTAAACTGGCTTTTAAGGGAAGAAAAAAATGCCATCACAACTATCCCTGACACAAAAAGAAAAGACGGTACCCACCAAGATTTATTGACTCACCTGCAAAATATTGAAGACAATGTTGCAGAATTACGCAAAAAAATGTCACGAGAATGACACGCGTAATGTTGTAAGTTTCTGATTTTTAAATTTTTACAAAATATTTCTATGACTCCTTCGCGGTCACAAAATAAATTAAAAAACAAAGCTTTGTCCTGTGGTTCAACTATTTATAGTTTAACCCAACAAAGCTTTTTTGATTTATGGAGACCTTTTTGCCTACCTTTTGTCACAGGAATGACACGAAAAAAATACTCGTGACAATCCAACACCACTTCACGCTACACAACCACATTACCAAGAAAGGTATGTGCAATATCCAACTGAGTATCACAGGCTCTGGCGAGCGTGTTCGTGTTAATACCGGACTGCAATGCGCCCCCAAAGATTGGGATAGTGAAAAAGAACGGATTGCTTACACCGTATTTTTAGCGGAGCAGCACAATTTGCTGCTAGATAATATTGTCAGCAAGATAACCCGAATCAAAACCAACTTCCATTTAAACGAAATGGCAATCAGCCCTAAAAAGATTGCCCAAGAACTACAGAACACATCCAGCAGATTGGATTTCCTTGCATATTTTGCCGACAGGATAGAAAAAGAGCGTCCAAAAGTAAGCCCTGGCTATTATCGCAAAATAAAATCAGTACTTAAAAAACTGCAGAACTATGTGGGGGAAATATATTTTTCCGATATCAATGCAGCTTTCATAGAAAACTACCGAATATTACTTGCAGGAAAAGGAAATAAGAAAAGCACAATAAATAGCAACATTGCAAC